CTCGGCAAAGTCCACAGTGCTCAATATGTTCACTGCCTGGATTATCGGTAGACATACAACTGCTGGCCTTCCGCTCCAGATCATTTACTGCTCATACAACATCGCTACAGCAATCCCAAAGAGTCGAATTATTAAGCAGATCATCGACTCTGCAACATTTAAGAAAATCTTCCCAAAGGTCCAATTGCGTGCTGGCATGCAATCGGATATTGGTTGGTCGATCGATTTCGATTACGCAGGCATCAGCCGAGTGGGTGACGAGGAATTCACCCTTCGAGCAGCAGGTCTTCGAGGCTCGATCACGTCAAAACGTGCCCATTTGGTCATCGTGGATGACCCTATTAAATCGAGCACTGACATTAAAAACCCTTCGATTAGGGAGGAGATGAACGGTAATTGGAGCTCGGTTATCGCTCCGATTATTTTTGAAGGTGGTCGAGCTATCTGCCTAGGTACTCGATTCCACCCCCTCGACATCCATAAAACGATGTTCGTGCCTGAGAAGGGCTGGAAGCAGGTTCAGCAGGAAGCACTTACATATGACAACGCTGGTGAGGCTGTGAGTTATTGGCCTGAGCAGTGGAGTGTTGAGTACTTGCTCGGGCAGAAGGAACTGGACCCCGTGGCATTCGCCTTCCAGTACCAGCAGCAACCAGTGATGACTTCGGATCTGATCCTTTCGCCAGACCTCTTGGTGAAGGGAGATGTTGTTACGGAGTTCGATTCTCTTGCTGTCGGAATCGACCTCTCAGCGAGTAAGAACGAAACCTCTGATTACACCGCTTTTGTTCTTGGAGGGAGGCTTAAAGATCAGTACTACATCATTGATGCCCATCAGGTTCGGTCGATCGGAAACCTCGAGAAGATCGATCTTTTGTGCAAGATGCTTGTTGAGTGGGGCATCCTTCAAGAGAACCCCGAGGGGCAGTACTTCCCTACATATTCCACTTGTACCCTTGTCGTTGAGTCCGTGGCTTACCAAGCATCGCTTGCAGCAGATCTAAAACGAGTGATGTTGAACGAATGGGGCCTTGGTAATCTTCATATCCATGAAGTGAAAGGCTTCAGAGGAGACAAGATCGCTCGGTTCAGGGGTACCCTTGGGCTTCTGGAGAACAAGAAGGTGGTCTTCAATCGGTACCGAAGATTCGATCAGCTTTTTGATCAGATTATTAACGTCGGTGCTACCTCTCACGACGACTTGCTTGACGCTTATACACATCTTGTGTGCTTCCTGCAACGCCGTGGTAACTACCACACGGAGTACTGATCAATGATCGCGGAATCCTGGCGTTACGACGCAGCTGTAATGAACACTTACAGGGTGATGTTCAACATCACCGCTCACGACCCACTTTCACGTGTCGATCAGCTCTTAGAGGTCTTGAGGGGCTATGAGGAGATCCCTGCTGCTCAAAAAGATGTTTTTATCTATATCGATCACGAGCACAAACAGGATAAGGAGATCCTCTTAGCAGTTCTTGAACCGAACCTCGAGACACTAAATCTGTGTGTTCTGGTTGCGGATCCTGAGTATCAAGGGTTTGCTCTTTGCTGGTCGCACAAACCGACACTGAAGTTGGCTGTCGAAACCAAGTCTTATGACATCTATATCTACAGCGAAAATGACATGGTGTTTACCAGTGAACACTATATCTATTGGTTAACTTATCGTCAGTTCCTTAAACCGTTAAATCTTGAGCCAGGTTTCTGCCGTTATGAGCGGTACGACCATAAATGCGTTCCGTTCGACAACTATAAAAAATGGCGTCTGACGGGACCTACGCCAGATGTTTGGGGTGATCGACCTTATCAAGTGCAGGCGTATTTGACGCCCACGCTGGATTTCCTTGGTTTTGTCTCTCTGGGTAACCCCTACATGGGTCTAATGGTTCTGGATCAAAAGATGGCAGAGGCTTATATCTATTCGCAGAGCTGTGATTCAGTCAGAAGTTTCGAGCTGACTGGTCACCGTTGTTGGCCGATTGCCGACAGAAGCTCTATGGGACTTGCCTTTGAGGGACTTAGGCAACGGCAGGAGCATCGTCGAGTGGTGCCAGTTGTAAGGGACAAAGACAAGGTTGTCATCGCCCCCTGCGGCCTGCTGGAGCATTTAGATAAAAAGTACAGCAAGCTTCTAGCTGATGAGGATGGTACCCTCATGGATATTTCTGAGATGTTCGTTGTATGAGCGATCGTGTCTCTCATCCGTCTCATTACAACCAAGGTGAGATCGAATGCATCGATGCTCTTAGGGCGTCTCTTGGGTCTGAAGGATTCAAAGGGTTTTGCAGAGGTTCGGCGATTAAGTATTTATGGCGCACCGAGCACAAGAACGGTGTTGAGGATCTCAAAAAGTGTGCATGGTATATAAACAAGCTCATCGAAATTGCTGAGCAAGAAGGTTAAACTATTACTGAGGCTTCTTACTTATGGATATCCGCGCTTTTGGTTCTGTCTTTCCTCAGCAGGTCAGTCTGCCGTATGCGAGCGGTTTTGTCTGGGCACCGGCTGACGGGGAGAAGCGGTTTAGTACCTCCCGTGGTTTATATATTGAAGGGGACGCTACCGACACCTTTTACATCGAATTGAACGACGCCCCAGGCCAGTGGATTCTTGCTGAGGTTGGTGCGAACAAGGTTCTCCCATTTGCAGCCACGGCTATTAGCGGCGGCAATGTCGACAGTGTCAAGGTGCTCTACTGATGGCTAATCAATTTGTTCCCTACGCCTTTAACTTCTCCAAGGCTTACCAGGATCAAGTTTTTGCAGCTGACCAACAGCGTCGGGCTAATCAAACTGCTGACTCAGCTTTTGCTCAGATGTCGGCGGACGAGGATTCCGAGCTGATCGGGCAACCCACTCCTCAAGCACCCTCTACTCCGACTGTTACCTACGGCGACGGTGTCGAGGGTCCCGTTGACGCCCTTGAGCAAGACAGAGAAATTATGTCCAGGGCTAAACGTCGAGCAGGAAAGTACTTAACTGAAGCAGGTTGAATTAGTATGTTGGCAGTCCTGATGCTGCCAACGTGCTTTTAGACGTCTTCACCTATTTCAACGAGAAGGAGCTTCTTGAGCTGCGTATCCGCACTCTAGAGAAGCACGTTGACGGTTTCCTTATTACCGAAGGGAATAGAACGCACAGAGGTGAGGAGAAACCATTTACTTGCTTGGAGACTCTTAAAGAACTCGGTATCCCAGACGATAAGATTCAAGTCCTACACGTAGAGCTTCCCTCCAAGGAAGAAGCTCCTGACCCGTGGTTACGAGAGCGGGGACAACGAGATGCGGCAAGTGTGGGACTGCATATGGTCCCTGATGACGCCGTCTTTATCTGTTCGGATCTTGATGAAATAGCCAATCCGGATAAATTAAATGATCTCGTTTCGACTGTTGAGGAAAACCCTGGCAAGGTTGTAAAGCTAAGCATGTCTATGCACTACGGACGTGCTGATCGCCAGTTAGTCACTCCCGACGGTTCTCCCTTCAACTGGCGTAACGCCTTTGCTGCGACAGTAACTACTCTTAAAGCTCACAGCACGCTCTCATCTATGCGAGCTGAAACTAATTATGTGACTTTCGGGGAGCTTGATGCTGGTTGGCACCTCAGCTGGATGGGGGACAAAGACCGCCGACTGGCTAAGTTGAAGTCCTATGCCCACTGGGAAACTGACACCTCTGACATCGAGGAAAAATGTGCTGAGTTCTCAGCGACTCCCGGTGGCGTAGACATGCTCGGCAGAGAGGATCACATTATTGAAAGTTTTCCTATCGACAAACTACCTGAGGGCGTATTCACGCTCCCCCGCGTAAACAAGTTCCTGCTTCCTGCCTGATGTTTGTTGATACTTTCACCTACTTCAACGAGAAAGAGCTACTTGAGCTCCGCATAAACGCCCTCAAGGACCACGTTGACGGTTTTATTATCGCCGAGGGTGATAGAACTCATAGAGGTGATCCTAAGCCTTTTACTCTCAAGGACACAATTTCAGAGCTTAAGTTGCCCTCTGATGCCATCCAAGTCCTTGAGGTAAAGCTCCCATCTCCGGAGGAGGCTCCTGATCCTTGGGTTAGAGAGCGTGGTCAGAGGGACGCACTGGCTAAGGCACTCTTTTTCCTACCGGAAGATGCAGTCTTTATTTGTTCTGACTGCGATGAGCTGCCTAACTGGGACTGTTTTGACGATCTAAAGAGTGCTCTTTCAGACAACCCCTCCAAGATCTTCGGTCTGAATATGTCTATGCACTACGGACGTGCTGACCTTCAGTTGTTTTCGCCTGAAGGGGAGTTGTTCGAATGGCGATGTGCAACCGTGTGTACTGTTGGCACACTCAAAGCCCACGGGTCATTAACTCGTATTCGTGAGCAACCGAATCGTAAATTTATCGGTCTGCGCGATGCGGGTTGGCATTTCAGCTGGATGGGTACTCCAGGACGACGAGCACGCAAGTTGAGCTCTATTGCAGAACATTACATCTGGGATCGTCCTGAAGTACAGGCTTTATGTGCTGATTTTATTCCTCGAGAAGGTGCCACGGATATGCTTGGCCGAGAAGATCATCTATTAACTAGGTACCCCATCGAGGATTTACCCGAAGAAGCGGTTAAACTGGACAGAGTGAAAAATTATCTTCTTCCCGATGGCTGATAAGATGCCTCCTGAACTCCTCAAGCGCTTCGAAGAGAAGCGTGAGGAAGAGAAAGCTCCCAGCGGTGAAGAGCTGATAGCAAAAAGCCAAAAGCGTAAGGACGCACTCGCTAAAGCACGCAAAGCTAAGGCGATGGGTTCCAAAAAATGATCCCGATTAAGGGTCCTCTTATCTAATAAATGAATGTCGACCGCCTCCGCAGATACTCGAAATAGGTTTTCAGAGATTCTTGAGGCGGCTCGCACTCAGGATCGAAGCAGCCAATCGTCCACGATGGTTGTGCTGAGTCATATTCAGCAGATGATCCTCTTGATGATCAAGAAGGGTCT